CTGGATAGCTCAGGAAACCGGGATTTACATCATCATTACCGTGTGCTTCATGTATATAGGTTAAATGATCTGGCAAATCTTGGATCAGACGAGTGATTGCATTCTTGATTGATCCATCTCCTCCGGCTAATACAAAATTTTGTCCGGTCCAGTCTGCATTAGCGTCTGTTTCAAATTTCCAATAATTGTCAAAGTTACCGGGAGGTTCAGTAAGGTCATCAATATCGTTTCTGTGCCAGATGTACACATCTGTGGCAGTTGATAACGTTTTAGCCTGTGGATCGTCGCTCTTGACCATTGGTCGTGGTATTACTGGGTAAACCTGAACACTGGCGTTATCCGCCACTGTAGATCCTTGACCACCACCGTATGGTAGCCTTGTTACCAACAAGTTTGCAGGGCTTTGAAAGATGGCTTTCAATGAGTGATACATGTATCTCTCAGCTGCGTTTGATGGTAACCCATAAATCTGTTCGAACTCTGTCAAGCTCGTTACTGTGAGTAACTCATCTGTCGGTCCTTGGCTTGTAAAACCAGGGACAAACACTGTTGTTCCTACAGGTAAATTAGGTCTCAAAGAAAGATCGATTTCTTTGACTTCAACTCCGGGGGATTGTATTGTTCTTGCCATATTAGTGCTTTCTGAAATTATTTATTATTCTCAGCCCAGGTTTTGGGGGAAATGTCACAACAAAGTTGGAGTGAGCTTCGAAAAAGAAAATTCAAATGTTGTATCCACTGCTTCTGCGTCCCGGTAATTGTAATCTATTTGGCCGAGACTTACTGGTAATACTCCAAAATAATCAAATCGCATGGTTCGTTGATTGTATTCATCTAAAGTGTATAGACTAGCGGCACCTTGATATTTACGAAACATAGAGTCACTAGACTCCAGATCTCTATCAGCGTAAAAAATTGCGTCTCGGTCGTCGTTCATGATATCCAGCCATTTCCATATCACCCAATAATTGTTAAATCTGTTATCTACAGTGAAGTTTACTGTTATATTCGGGTACGCCGGACGGCTATGTGCGCTGAACTTCACTGCTTGGCCAGAGTATCTGATCTCACCACTGTCTACTGTTATGGGTGGCAATACGGTCCCATACACGCTGAATTGTAGTGTGTCTGGTAATACTGTATCTTCCGATCTGCTGCTTTGCATTTTGTATGCTATATCAGCCATGGCCTCAGGTAATGACAACACAAAAAGGAATTTATCCTTTTTACTTTTGTTATAAATAGCTTGCTGTATTGTTTCGCTCATAAAATTTCCCAACCATGTTCTTGCAATTCATTCATGTCATGATCCATAAACGTACCATCATTTCCATTCAATGTCTCGCTATCTATATATATGGGAAGTGATGAATAATTATCGCCCAGGTTTTCATCTGTGTACCCGTTCAATGTACCACTGAAACTTTTAATACCGTAATCTAGTCGAGAAATCATAGCAGGTTTGTTGTTTTTATCTGTTTCTTGTATTTCATAATACTGTTCTGTAATTGTTGTTTCGAGTACCATCAAGGCCCAGATCAAACTCATTACCCGATCATCATGTACATTTGTACCTTTGATAGCTTTCCACGTACCATTAGGATACCTAACAAATGTTTTTAGTTCTTCCAGTGTTTGCTCGTCTCTTAAATTGATTGCATACACTTCGTTTAACCAATATTTCATGTTCATCACACCTTTGTATTTTGTATTTGTATGTGCAATTATACCGGGGCGATCTATTGATTGGTTTTTACTCGGTGTGAAATTGACGATATTCTCATAACCATGTACATTCACCAATGTGTCAACAACTTGAGCTCCGCAATTGTTTCTCTCAATCAAAGCCGGTGGAGATCCCCACTGTCTTAATATCTCTAGTAACTTGGTTGTAAAATTGTACGGGCTTATTCGATCGTTGTGATACACCGCCACTTGGTCGATATCTGTTAGATCTGTTATATCTAGTACTTGTACTACACTAGCTGCGTCTCCAACACCTTCGGATATATCCACACCTATTGTATATGTTCTGTTCTCGTCTGGTAATGACCATACATGATAATGACCCTCTTCAAATATATGCTTTGGTTTCGATATAGTAAGTGACGCTTTACGCACAAGTTCATCATCTAACACACTTTCACCCGTCTCAATAAACTGGCATCCGAACTCTTGGTCAAATATTTGTGTGCTGCCCAGAGAATTTATTGTGTCTAGTTTCCATTTCTCATCCCTACCTGGTATCTCCCACCAATCAATCCGGCTAGCAGTCCAGTTGTTGTTTCCCTTCACTGCATTGCTGTATATATCATGAAACAAATTACCAGTACCGTTTGGTGTACTAGCGATGAAAATTTTACTCTTTTTACTGGATGATATTATCGGATACACTGATTTCCAAAAACTCTCTACAAGATGGTTATCAATAAACGCAAGCTCATCTAACACAAGACAGTTACAACTGTCACCTCTACCAGCATCACTACTTGTGGTTGATATACCTATACTACTACCGTTACTCAGCACCATTGATGTTTTACCATATTCAATTACACCTGGCTTCAACCAATTTGGTAGCTGCTCATATGCCAATCGGATACGTTTAAAAATGTTTATAGCTGTTTGCTCTTTATTAGCTACAACCAAGATGCGCTGATCTGCACTAAAACATGCCACCCAGAGTGTATAAATTGTCATCATAGTAGTTTTTCCTACCTGTCGACTAGCAAGAACGATGTTGAATCTATCGTCTCTCAATGCACGTAACACTCGCTTTTGACATTTGTGTAATTTTATCTTTTCACGACCACGGTCAAGATTTATTATTGTAAAGAAATTTTCTGCAAAGTATAATAAATTCTTCTGACACTTTTTTAAGTCGGTGACCATCTTTGGTGTCCAGTCAAATTCAGCCTTTTCAGTAGGCAGATTTTTATTTCCAAGATACATGTGTTTTGGATTTATATCTTCTTTTTTATTGTCGGTTGGGCTTTTTTGGGTCATAACACATAAGTATTTATGTGAACGAAACAAGAGACACCAAGGGCATCGAACAGATATATGGTTTGATCGTAGAAAACGAAAACAATCGTGTATGGAAAACCGGCGATTGTCCAGAAGCATTAGGAGACTCACCTCTAGCGAAAGATCACGCTGAAGGTAGTGGAGCGCTAGGTGATCACGATGCTGGAGATGTTGAATCAGGTTTTGGTAGTACATTGACTCCTGAGGATGCAGATGAAGATAATCAATACTATCTCAACAAGATAAGTGAGAGACTCAAAGAAAAAGAAAAAAAATCCGGGAAAAGTGTCAATGAACAAATAAATAATTCTGAAACAATGAGCGATAAACCAGACAACATATTCGATAAATTATATTCAACTATCATGGAAGGTGATGATCCCTTTGCTGATCTCGAGCCTGATTTCCCCGGTGGGGATGAAGACCTCGGTGGAGATGAAGAGCTTGACATCGGTGGAGATGAAATCACATTATCACTGCCCCGTGATCTAGCAGAAAAACTTCATGAAGCTTTAATGTCACAACTCGGTGGAGACGATGAAGGTGAAGATAGTCTTGATGGTGAAGACGATTTAGATGAGATGTTAGGTGATGCTGTTGTTTCTGAACCTGCTCCCAAAGCACTTGGCGGCCATGGTGATCGTCAACACTCTGACGCTGGTAACACAGGATCGGGTAGTAACAAAGTTAGCAGCTCTAAAACAGGTAGTGCTGATGGTGGCTCAGCTGACGGAAGTGCTAGCGGTGCTGATGAGAGTCCCAAACCTCTTGGAGGACATGGTGACCGTCAACACAAAGATGCAGGTAACACAGGATCTGGTAGCAATAAAGTAAAGAATACTTCTAAGGCGATCGGAGACTAATTACAATTTAATCCCCCAAATCACAAAAAGAGCCGTTCACTAGAACGGCTTTTTTTATAAATACTATAAATGACCAGGTTCGAAAATATATTCTGGACTCAATTATGTGAGTTTAAGGACTATCAGCAGCAAAAGAGAAAGGCTCCGGAGAGCCCGTGGCACCGTAAAGTGTCTAAAGGTGCTGGCGCGAAACATCAGAATATGGTCGCAGATAGGTACAAAGGTAGATATACCGGAGAAGATGAATTTACCTATAGCGGAGAATTGAATGACAAGATAGAGTCTATTAGAGGTGGTTCAAGTATGGTGCGAATATTGTCTGATATAGATATACAACACATATTGAACAACTACTCAACAAACGAGCTGCCAAAGGATAAACCCAAACGTATATTTGCTGGTGTTGTTGTGTATTTTGATCCAACCAAGGATGCCTATTGTATTAAACGTGATGAGTGAGATAGACGATATTTTTAAATTCAATTGCGGTTTGAGATTTCTTGATAAACAGGCTAACTGTAACGAGAGAGATAACTACAAAGGATGGTGGTTGGAGCAAATATACCAATATGGTACTATTATTGATTATTACTCTAACGGTACCACGCTAGATACAGCTGATCCAATATATGGTGAGGAACCTACACAAACTTTTAAAGATCCTAAAAAATTAATCTTTGCGTTAACATTGAACGAGAATTCGGTCGTTCTACAAAAATTCGGATTGATGGCAGATGATGAATTGACCGGATTTATACCAATCGAGAGTTACACAATGGCAATGAGTTCCGCAGAGAACCCTAATCCGGAGCCGAAGTCAGGTGATGTAATTGAACTGACAGAATTTGGTTCTTCAAGACCCGGAGGTAGAGGACCTAAAAAATTCGAAATCACTGAAAGGCTCGACCAAGATGTTGAGCAGCTAAACCCATTACTTGGACATTATGTATGGTTGATCAAAGGCAAGAGATTCGATTACAGTTACGAGCAGGGTATTACTGCCGAGCCACAACTACAGCAACCTACAGATGATACATACCATGGTGGTCTGTCAGCGACAGACTCTGGTGACATACAATTAAACGATGATACACTATATTTTAATGATGTGGATAGAGCGAGTCGAAATATATTTGATTATAGTGTATATGGTGATTACGACGATATATACGGTGGTTACGACGATTAATCTGTCTTGCTTCTGTTTGCTTCTTCGTAGTCAGGTATTTGCTCGTTTCTCAACTCACTTATAAACTTTTCAGCATCTTTTATGCTGTCGAACAACAGCTCAATCCGCTCACCATTACCGGAAAAGGCATAACATACCTTGTCTTGTTGCTCCCCAGACATGTACACACGTATCAATGTGTATGTTACACCAGATGTTAGTTGTTCACGCTGTTTATCAAATGTCGTCAGTCCCGTCGATCTGCTTTTAATTTGAGCAGATGTCATTCCGGGGCGGAGAGGTTGTGGCCGAGAAGGTCTCGTTACTATTTGAGTACCTACAATGTAGTGCATGTTGGCTCCTTGCTCAAATCATCAGCTATTTCGAACAGCATACTTTCTGTTCTTTCATCAATATATTTCTGTATAGCTATAGGTTTCACCCAATTGACGTTTTTTCCTCTAGTGCCCAGCTGTTCTGTTTTCTTGTCTATAATATCAACAGCTTCAATTAATGACATCCATCGACATATCTCATATTCTGACATCGTGTATGACTTCTTACTTTTTCTAGAGGTTAATACTCTGTTTGTTTCTTTGTGTTTATTAATA